TTAAACGACCACCGTACCATCGGGTGTCGTGTCGGTCGGATCATCGGAAGCGAGGGCAGACCCGTAGTTCGGGAACGAATACGACACATCGTTGTTCGAGTGCAGAGCCGAAACACCGACATTGGAGCCGTTGTTCGCACTACCAACAACAACAGGGGTAAAGTTGGATGTTACGTCTGTCTTGTTGAGCCAATAATAATCAAACAAGCCCTTGCTGTCGCTGCCTCCCACCTGGGTTGGGAACATGGTGTCCTCGAAGTTCTCCATGATGTAGCCTTCCTCCTTGCAGGCATCACAGATGAACTTGTGGTTGTCGTCTGTGGCATCCCAGCTAACGCAGGTGTTGATATCCTTCGCTACATACCACTTGTGGTTCTTCTTCAGCGCACCGCTACATCTTATCCAGAATGGACCTGCAAGGAATCCCTCTGCCCAGAGGAACTTGTAAGGCTTATATTTGATGGTTGAACCATCCTTGTACGTGAAGGTCTGTTCTGCAAGCTGTCCCTCCATACCCTTGATGGCATTGGTTACGCCATTGATGTATGGCTGCGCCACGCCAGTCTTTCCGCTCTCGGCATTAGGGGTAGCGCTCCACTTATTCCAATCAAAGCCTGTAATGCCGTAGAATGTCTGGCTGTTGTAGCTCCGCTTCCACATGAAGAACATCTTGCGGTATTCGTTGAAGTCCTGGATGGCGATGGATCGGAAGTTGTCACCCATGTTCTTGGCATACTCGTGGAACTGCTGGATGTTCAAGCTTTGCGTGCTCCACTTGCCTGCGTTCGAGGTGAGAATCTTCTTGCCTCCCTGTTCCTCCACATCGCCTGCGTACATAGGGAAGAATCTACGACGGATATACTTGTAGCTCTTTACAGGAAGTACGCTGTACTTCTCTATCTTGGTGTTGGTCACTGCGTCGTACTCGTACTTGCGGTAGTAACCGCCAATGCGTACCATGCACGGCATTGAATAGTCATCGAGCGTTGCTGCGAGTCCGTCGATGGTCTTGGTGGTGTCTTCGCCATTAAGGTACGCTACGATCTGGCTGTTGCGGTTGATGAGACAAGGGAAGAACAGGGAGAAGATGCGGTTCATCATCTCCAGGTTGTCGGTTGCCACCACCGTACCGCTTGCCTGTGCGCTGAATCGCTTGATGGTGATTCGGTTCAGCGGAACGTCTGGATAGACTCCTGCGCTGTTTGGTGCTGCTGCAGCGATGTCTGCGATGCTGCACTGTTTGATGGCTCCGTTCTGAGCCACGAGGAAGGTTTCTGTTCCTTCGAGAAGGGAAACCTTTGGATACTTTGTAAATTGTGTCATCTCTTTATTTTTTATAGTTTAACATGTTATTTCTGTTTCGTTCTCGTCGGTGATGGCGTTTCCGCTCTCATCGGTGAGCGTTTCCGCTTCCTTAACGTGGATGGTAACGATTCTTGCTGCACCAGATGACAGGGTAGGGATAACCTTCACGATAATATCTCCTGCCGTGGAAGTCTTCACGTTGCCTGCCGCATCTACCAGCGCATCACCGCTGTATATCTGGTATATCATCGAGCGGTTGGCTGTGAGGGGCTGCACATCCGTAGGAGCTACGTTGATGGTGGCTCCTGCAAGCACCGTAACCACCTCAACGGTGGCTATACGGGCAGGGATGCTCGCCATCGGTGCTACGCTGCCCTGCTGTTGGAGTGAAGCCAGCAGGCGGTCAATTTCCGCACTCTTGGCTTGCAATCCGTCATAGATAGCCTGGTAGTCTGCCGTGCGCTGCGTGTCGTTAGCCTTGCGCTGCGTCTCAGCCTCCTCTCGCTGTGATTCGTGGGTGCTTCGGTCGGTTTCGGTCTGCGTGCGCTTGGTTTCCGCATCAGCTCTGTTGGATTCCGCAGCCTTGCGGCTTTCCTCTGCCTTGGCTCTCGCTGCTTCTGCATTCTGTCGGGCGGTCTCGTTAGCCTGTGCGGTCATGTACTGCTTGAGGTCGATCCATGCCTTCCAATTCACAGAATCATTATCTGGGTTAGAGGTGTTGCCTGCTTTCTTGGAGCAGTAGATGCCCTTGGCGGTATGCACCAGGTCGTTGACGTTGTAGCCTGTGACCGTTTCTCCTGTGCTCGCCTTGGTGTACTTGTATCCGCTCACCCAATCGCCCTTGTCGGTAAAACCTACGATACCTAATTTTACTTTTTCCATATTGTTCTTTTTTAGAGTTTTAACACAAGTTCGTTATCCTCCAGCTCTATGCGCTCCTCGATGTTGGATCCTGCGTCCGTTACATACAGCTCATTGTCGAGAATCTCGAACGTCGGGTACATCATGCCGCCTCTGGCGATAATGCCTGTATCCTCATACTGCTTGGTGGTTGTGTTCCACTTCCACCAATTACCATTATCGCCCTGCTTCTGTTGGTGGTCGTTGAGCTCCTGGGCTAGGTCGGTCTGCGCCTTGGAGTTGCTGATGGCAGCTTGGGTATCCGTTTCTCGCTTTTTCTCTGCCGACACTCGACCGCTTTCTGCTGCCACCCTTCCGCTTTCAGCTGCGACTCTCTTTTTCTCGGCTTCCACACGGGCAGACTCCTGCGTCTGCCGTGTGGCTTCCTGCTTTTTACGGGTTTCCTCGTTTGATCTTCGGGTTGTCTCGTTGGATTGCCGAGTGTTCTCCTGTGTCACTCTCGTAGCCTCTTGGCTCTTTCGAGTTGTCTCGTTGCTGTTGCGTGTTGCCTCTGCTGTCTGCCTTGCAGTCTCTTGCGATTGGCGAGTTTGTTCTGCTGTCTGCCGAGCGGTCTCGTTCTTCTCGATGGCGGTCTTGCTGGCCAGGGTGTCCTCGGTCGCTTTCTTCGCTGCTTCCGTTTGGGTCTTGCTTGCGTTGACCGCTTCCTCCACCTTCTTGCGCTCTGCCGTGAGGTCGGTTGTGGCTTTTGTGACGCTGGCTGCTGCATCGTTGGCTTTTCCTGCGGCTGCATTTGCAGCCGCCGTTGCCTTTTTCGATTCCTCGATTTCGATGTCCACGTCCTTCGTCAACAGGGAGAGTGGGGCGATGACCTGCTTCTGCACTCCGTCCAAGTCGTAAAGGGCTGGCATTGTCTTGATGCCGTCGAGCGATGTCGCCAACTCGCAAGAGAAGATGTTCTTGCTGTGGCGCATCAAGTACTCGTTGAACTTTGGCAGGAGGGCTGCGCATAAGGCTTCAAGCTCTTCGTTGGTGGTTGTCTTCTGTTCTAACATTTACCTGCCTCCCTTGCTGGTGTTAAGTGTTCAGAATCTCATTTTTCCATTCCAAAATCTTTGAGAGGATGGCTTGTTGCTCTTCCTCTGTCAGAATCTGGTCTTTCAAGCTGCAGATGGTGTTGCCATCGCTGATGTTGATGTAGCCAGCGTTCTGCGATGAGGTCTTTTGGCTTTCTTCGGTTGCCTCTTCCGTCTTGCTTACCTGGCCTGTGATTTTCACGATGTCCCCGATGGTGGTTCTCGTAAATCTCACCGCTACGTTGCCTGTGGCTTTGACTTCCTCAAAGTTCACGGTGGTTGTCTGCTGTTCTGCTTTCATCTTGTTGCTCCTTGTAGGGTTAAACTTCTGTTTCCAAAACTTGGACTATCTGTCCGAATGCTCCAGCAACAAGGGCTTCGTTGGTCAGCTCCTTGATGAGGGTCATGTCCTCGGCTGTAAGCTCGACCTCCTCTGGATGCTCCTGCATCTGAAGGCTCAGCTTGTAGGCTCGCACCTTGTCTTCCTGGCTCATAGGCTTCTTGCTTCCAGCCGTGTAAAGATAGAGCCCGATGGTGTCGTTCATCATCTGGGTCTCGCCCTTCTCGTTCTTCAACTCCTTCTTGTCGTAGCCCATCATGGCTACCTTAAAATTTCTTTTCATTGTCTTGTCTCCTTTTTTTTTACCACGTTCTTGGGTTCTTCCATTGTACCCAGCATCCTTTGTATGTGGTTGTTATGTTATTTTTTGTAACTCTTAATTGCAAATCCTTAAAATAGATAAACGTCATTGCGTCACCCTCGCTTTCAATTTTCAGTGGCTCGGAACTCGTTGCGTAGCTGTTGTTATCATAGAGAATGTAGGTGTTGCCTGTTTCTGTAGTGTAGTAGCCACCAAAGCCATTTGCGCATAATAAATTCTTTGACTTCCCTGGCACAATATAAACGTTGTTGCTGCTATTCGTTCCTCGCTTGATGTGAATGACGTGTCCATCGTCGTAGTGATTCATTTCTGGCAAATAAACATAAACATCTCGTGTCTTGGTTTGATAGTCGACTTCCTTTCCATTGCTATCTGTTGCCTTGGCTCGCCAATGGTATTGTGTCGAAATGAAGGCAGAGCCTATCGTTCTATCGAGATTCACGTTTAAGCGAGTTGGTGCGCTGGTTTGTGTGACGTAAGCAAATGCTGAAACTAATGTTTTTGTATTGAATCCAGCCACGTGTCCACCTCCTATTTCCAAGGCTGTGTTTTGTGTGGTTGACCCTCTAACTGAGATAAACGCTCCGTATCTCCCCATCAAGTCTTGAACCTCGTCTGTGATTCGCATCATAATTGGTGTTCCTAAAGCAGACCATTGTCCGAGGATGGCTTGCCTGTTCTTTCCATTGAAGATGATGCAGTCATTGTAAAGCGACATAAGTCCTTCCGTTCCGTAGCCGATGTCTGTTCCACCGCTTCCCGATGTGGTCTTCTTGGCTGTACCGATGTGGTTCGAGCCAATTTCAAATCCTCCGATGGTTCCTCCGCTGGCTTGCATGTATCCGTCTGTATCGATTTTGAAAGTATCGTTTGCGGTTATTGCTCCTTCGAGGATGATTCGGTCAGCTTTGATTTTGGCGTTGGTGATGTAACCTCCGCTGTCTTTGGTCACATATAGGCTCATGTCTGCGCTGGTCATCACTCCGTTGTCCTGCATGGCTTGCAAGAAGAGTCCTGCGTATGCGCTTGTCGTTACAAGTCCTGCTGTGTTCTTTATGCTGCCATCGTCGTTGAAGTAAGTACTCACCAATTCGTTTTTGTCGGCTGTGGTCATCAGATAACTTGTATCCTTCAACTTTCCATTCCCATCGAATCGTCCAGCAGCTTCCGTCCAGCTATCTGCTTTTTGGATTACCGTGGTGGTGGCGTTTTCCGTCTTGGTTACATCTTCCCAGGCGTATTTGCTGTTCACCGTGCTATCTTTGTAGCACTTGTATCGGTAGATGTGTCCTTTGATAAGCCAGCCATCGTCTTTGCCTGTGTACTTCCAAATCGCACCGTTATGCTTGTACTCGGTTCCGGCTGGTGTCCATTCTTGCCACGGGTTACTTTCCTGCTCGTAGTACTCACCTGTTCGCAGGTTGCTCATGGTGTCGTTCAGCGTGTTGACGTTTGCTTCCAGCTCATCCTTGGTTGCTGCCTTACCGACTGCGGTGTTGATGCCATCGACGGTTATTGTCAAGTTGGCCAGGGCTGCACTTGTGTCGTTTGCCGTGTTTTTGACTTCCGAAACCTCCAACTTTATATCGTCGATGCTTGTTTCAATGCTCGAAATCTTGCTTTCTGTGTCCGTCTGCCTGCTGTTGATTAGGTCGATGCGTCCTGCTTCTGTGTTGATTTTTGAACTTAATTCTTCATTTAGCGCATTGTTCTTCTCGGTAACTTCCAGCAGAATGTTCTCTTTGGTGATGGAAATCTGCGAGGTGTAGTCTGTCTTCAGTGCTTCGTCCTTCGTATCAACGTACAAGCGAATCGCTTCTTTCTCTGCGTCCAGCTCGATTCCGAGTTGTGTTGTCTTTCCATTGACCTTGTCGATGTTCTCACCCAGCAGCTTGATGTTGGTCGCTGTCTGTATGATTTGGGTGCTGACGGTCTTCTGCAGGTTGTCTATCGGTTTGTCTGTCACGGCAAGGAATGAAACCAACATGTCGCCTGTGTAGCGGAGAACAAAGTTCCCTTTGCCGTTCCACTTACCTTCAAGTTTTACGAATTGCCATTCTCCCGAATAGGCAATCTTTATGCTCTGTGCAGTCAACTCGTTCTTCTTTCCTCCGACTTCTGTTGCTGGTGAGAAGCCGATGGTCATCGTTCCTGCTGTCTTTGCATAAACCCTTGCGTTGATGTAGAGCGTGTCCTGCACCTCTGTGAACCCATCGCCTGTTGTCCCCATCTCATCCTCGTTCTTTGTCTCGGATGGCTTGGTGTATTCCTTATGTGTTCCTGGCTGTCGGATGAGGGCGTTGGCTTGCGTCAGTCCGCAGTTGATGATTCGCAGCATGTTCCTGCCTTCGGTTTCCTCGATGAGGATTCGTCTGTTGCCGCTGGTGGTTATTTGTCCGTTCACCATTACAGGTGCTCCATTCAAAATCCATATGGCGGTTTCATCGCTATCGTCAATACTCCATCCGTCAATCGTGAGGCTGTCTTCTGTTGCCCCTATCGCTGCGAGGAATGTTCCGTTATGGATGTAGTTGTCCTCGTTGGTCAGCTCGTAGGTTGTCTGTGCAAAGCGTGTGGCGAATTGGTTCTTGAGCATCTGGAACTTGGTATCGACGCTTTCTCCTGTCCTTCTCAGAATCATGTCGCCTGTTGCGTAGAGGTTCTGCAGCAATTCTCCGAAACCATCAAGGTCTCCGAATGTTCGGTGATGTATTCCCTGCAAGTTGCCGAGCCTTCCCTTCAAGCTGTTGTCTGGGTCGGTCTTCAATCCGTATAGAATGTCGAGGTATGGAGCTGCCGTTCCTACCGTGATAATCTGCATGATGCCCTTGCGGCCTGGGTCGCTTAAGTTGTCAACTCTGACGAAGGTGTCGTTCTTCTTGATGAAGTTGGCTGGTGTTGCCTCTGCCACACTGCTGGTGAAGTTCTTGAATTTCACCCAATCCAGGCGGTTCTCTCCATCTGCTGTGCTTCCGCACCCAGCTTCTGTGATTATCAGCTCGTAGCTCTTGGTGACATAATAGTCGTTGCAGCTGTTCGGCATTCCGTTGTATTGCTGCACCATGATGCAGTCATCCTTTCTGAAAGGGTTGTAGAGCTTTCCGTCCTGCGTGTCGAGATAGACGATTCCTGTCTCTGCGTCGTAATGGTCTACCTCCATCATTCCTGTGAAGATGCGGTTGTCGTTCTCGCCCAAAAGTTGGGAGATAATCATTTCGTAAACTCGGAGCGAGCCTCGAACAATGAGGTTATCGAATTCTCCTGTCCACTTGTTTTCCTGCATCCCTGCAGCGTTTGTGATAGGCTTGTTGTAGATGCCCCATCCTTTGCCTCCAAGGAATCCCGATATGAACTCCTTGCTGAATAGGTCGCCATCAAAGGTTGAGGCGCCTTTCACGTGCAATGCTCCTACGGTTGCCATCGCCCATGCGATTATCTCATCGATGCAAAGTTTGTATGTCCCTTTCTCTTTGTCCTTTGCGGCAAAGACAAACCCCTTTCGCTCGTTCTCGTTGAAGTCCTTTGATGCCAGCTTTCCTGCTGTAACGCTATTGGCGATGATGTTGCCATCCTTGTCAAACTTGAATTCTCCGTCCGCATCAAAATAGAAATTATTGCCTACGCTGATGGTCTTCGCTGCCTTTATTGCGTTGGCGAAAACCTCACGGAGGCTTGCCTTTCCGTTGCCCTCGATAGAATATTCGCCTCCCTTGCCGAGCTTGATTCCTTGCAAGAAGGTTATGATGCCTTCTGCTGTATCGTCTACAAGTTTCGATAGAAATCGCTTTCCGACGATGGTGTCTATGAGGTTTCTGATTTTGGAAAGTTGCAGCTCTTGCTGGTTTTGTATCTGCTCGTTCTTGTAAACGATTTGGCTTACTGTCTCAGCGAGTGTATCGCTTCTGCTTCCTGTCTTGCTCTCTCCGATAGTGAGCTCTCCCTGTGTGAGGTCTTCAAGGTCTAGCTCCCATCCGATGATGCGGCTTTCCCTTGCGTGGTCTTCTGCATCGAAGTACTCGGGTGCTACGAGCTTCACCTTGCTGCCGTATGTCAGCTCGATTCCCTTCTGTCCGAAAAGGACGGGGTTCTTGGTTCCTGTGTAGGTACCGCTGTCCACCTTCATCTTCTTCATGTCCTTCTCGGCTTCTGCCTTCAGCTCCATTTCCGCTGCCTCCACCAATTCGTCATCGATGAAGGTAATGTCCATGTTGTACATGTAGAGCGTGTCTCCTACGGCTGGCTTCATTGTCTCGTTCGGCAGCTCTAGGGTGTAGGTGTCGTTCCTGGTAATCTCGAAGAGCTGATTGTCGTCGGTGTCTGCATCTGGGTTGAAGTGTACCTCGAAGTCCATGCCGTTCAGCTTACCGCTCTCGAAATGGATGCTCAGCGGCTTGTTCTCTTCCTGCGTCTCGTAGATGCTGTCGAAAACGAAAGGCGAGCCGTCTTGGAGTTTCGCCTTGAATCGGTATGCTGTCCAATAGGTCACGTTGCCTGTGTCCGTGTCGGTGGTCTTGGCTGCTATCTCCGTGACCTCCGTAATGGTAAGCAGTGCCCTTGGGTAGATGTCCTCGTATGTCTTTACGATGTCTGTGATGTCGTCTGGATCCAGGTTCTTGTCGCTGTCAATGTGTGGCGTGCCGATTGGCAGCTGGAGGATGGTGTCGCTGACGCCTTGTATCGCTACCTCGCTCTGTCCGTCTATCGGCTCCGTGTAGAGCTTGCTGACGTATGCCATGGCAAGATGGGAGAGTGTGACCTGCTGGCTGCTTCCTGCCAGCTGCTTGGTCTTGTCGGTCAATGCGTAGCAGTCCCTGCCGTCGTTCACGCTGCTCGTTCCGTCTGAGGTTATGCCGATGAACTCGATACCTGTCTCCGTCTTGTCTGCCAGCGTCACCCTGGTGCTTGGGGTGATTGCTTTCTTCTGAAGCTGCAATTCCTTGAAACTGAAAATAGGGTAGCTGTCTCGCTCTATCTTTACCATCGTGGTCTTGCTGTCTTCTGTCTGTCCACCTGTTTCGTCTCCGATGATGAACTGAACGCCTGTTCCGTTCTGAAAGCCGATTGCATCTACCATGCTGCCTACCTCAATCTCGAAGACTGGGTTATTCCAGGACACCGTCTGCCCTGCTGCAGGGTTGGTGTATGAACCGCTTACAACCTTGAATGTGAACGTCTGCCCTTCGTACTTGCTGTAGCTGGTTATCTTGATGCGTTTCTTCTCGCTGAAGAAGTTCTTCGGCTTGTTGGTTGTGAATCTTACCTTCGTGCCGTAGAGGGTATGGAATCCGTCTATCGTGAATGGATTCTTCAGCTTGCGCCTGTAGTTCTGGTTGAGGTTGCGGCTTGATCCGAATGCGTAGAGGCGAGTGCCATGCTCCTCGCTGTCCTCGCTTCTGCTCAGTCCGTTCAGCTCCTTGCCCTGCTCCAGCGTTATTGTCTGCTCTCCCTGCTCGCATCTGCCGAAATGGATTGTATTCTCGGTTATCCACCATTCCGTATCGAACGCTTCGGCTATCTTGTCGAGTGCCGATAGCAGGGTGGTGCTGTCGTATGCTATCAGCTTCGCCTCGTTCCTCTTCTCTACGTCATCGTGGATATAAACGAGGTATTCCTTCCCTGCGTAGGTGTAGCCGATGTTGGCTAGATTGTCCGTCAGAATACCTGCATGCGCCTGCAGGGTGTCCGTGAGGCTCCATTTGGCTTCTTTTCCGTTCACGCTTCCTCTTCTGAAGAAGATGATGCGGTTCTTGAATTTATACCATGGGCGGTCTAGGCGCAGCTCGTAATCGTAGCCGATGTCCTTACTTGCCTTGGTTGGTGTAGGCAAGTTCACGACCTCGAATCGTCCGAGACTTTCGATGTTGGTATAGAATCCCTTCTTCAATGCCAGGACGGAATCGCTGGAAAAGTTCACGGTGATGAACTCCTCCTCCTGCTTCTTCCATGTATACGTGCTTCCGCTGCCTACATGGATGGTATATGCCTTGGCTTGCGCCCTGTTATAAAGCTGTATCTTCATAATTGTCCGAATCCTTGGTTCCCCTGTTTGCTGGGTTCGGCTCGTTCAGCGTGAGGCTGAATGTCGCCATTCCCTTGAAATATGATTTGAATTGCTTGCAGCTCTTGTAATCGCACCTGTACACCACGTCCTTCTCGTACTTGGTTCTGATGTTGATGCGTCGCTTCTTCAATTCCTTCTTGAATGCGATGAGCTTCTTGAACATGTCGTCCCTGCTGGTTGCGTAAAGCTGGACGAATAGGGTAATGTCCCGTTCGTCCACCTTTGGCTTCGCCTCCTTGCGTATCTGCTTTCCGTCCTCCGTGGAGGATTTGTTGCTGACCGCATCCTTCAGCGGCTCTGGCTCTACCAGGGAGCAAAGGGAGGAGTCGCTTAAGCAAACGCCCCACATGCCGAATGCGTCCATGTCGTTGATGAATAATTCCCCGATTCTGTTCATTTGTCGCTTCTCCTATTAAAGGTGTTCGGTGTTCTTTCTTATCTTTTCCAGCTTTTGGTTCATCGCAGGCAGCTCGCTGGTGTATCGCTCTATCTTCTCCAAGTGTCCGACCGCCTGCACCTGCATCTCCATCATGTCGTCCATGTTGGTTCTGATTGCCGATGCGCTCAGTGCGATGCTTGCGTTGTTCATCGCCTGCTGCTGGATGGCTTCCGAAATGGTGGTAACTCCAACCTGTATGCTGGTGAGCCTTCCGTTCATTTCCTCGCCCTGGTCTTGCGTCATTCCACTGAGGCTTGCGCTGGTGCTGCTTTGGTTGTAGTCTTCCGATGGGTCGATTCCAGCCGCTGCGTACATGTTGTCCCTCTGCTGCTCTCCCTTGCGGTAGGTTTCCTCGTATTTTTTCTGCAAGGCGTTCTTCTCGGTTTGGTCGAGTGTTCCGTCAGCCATTGCGTCAGCGAATTGCTTGTACCAGTCCTGCATGTCCTGGGCGAGTGCCGTCTTGGTTATGTAGTTGAGGATTGCTTCCTCCATGTACTCCTTTACCTGCTTGGTTGCGTCCTTTAAGCCCTTGGTGGTGTCCTTCAGCAGTTCCTTCAATCCATCCTTTGCGCTGTCGAACGATAGGTTCGTGACCGCCTCATTGTAGTCGTTCTGCAAGTCGATGAGCTTCTTGTAGTACTCGATGTACTCGTCCATGTCGCTGGACACGTTCTTGTATCCTCCTGCGTTCTTGATTTTAGACCAGAGGTCGGTCGCCTCGTCAGCCACCTTCGCCATCTGCTCGCTGGTAAGGTTCCAAAAGTCACCAGCACCTCGGACGGTCACTCCTGTGATTTGGCTAATCCTCGCCCAATCGGATGCGCTCATGGAGTCGTTGATTTTCTTGTTGGCGGAGTGATGTCCACCGATGCCTGCAAATCCGTTGCTGTATGCTCCTGCTGCCGCTTTCAGAATCTGTTGCTTGTTGGACTCTGCATCCTCCAGGTTCTTCTTCGCCCTTTGGTAGGTGTCGGTTGCTTCCTGTCCTGCCTTGTCCTTCATTATCTCGGTCAGCCTGTCCACTGCAGACTCCAGATCCTTGTTGGATTGGGTGAGGTCGTTTATCGTGTCTTCAACGCTGGTGTCGGTACCGAATAGCTTGCTTCCTGTGAGGCTTCGGAAAATTCCACCGACCGCTCCGAAAACAGAGGAGAAAATGTTGCCGATGAACTTGAAGAGTCCCTGCTTCTGTATCGCATCAAGCAATGAAAGAATGGCACCGATGATGCCTCCTATCTTCGAGCCAGCTTCTCCGAATACGTTTGCGACATTGCTTGCGACACTGCCAAGTTCTGAAAGGCTCATCTCGCTGGTGCTTCCGAGCTGGGTTATTGCGTTGGAGAGGCTTATGATATTGTTTGTTGTCGTGTCGATAGACTTGTCTCGGTTCACCTTGGTGGTGTCCTTGTCCTTCTTGGCATCGTCAGCCTTCTTCTGAGCTTCATCCACTCGCTTCTTAGCCTTCTCCTTGGCTTCGTCGGATGCATCGCTGTCCTCGATGTCGCTGAACTCGGAGAGTGCGATGTTCAGTTCTTTCAAGGCATCGGTGTATCTTTGGCTCGCTTCCTCGTATGCCTTGCAGTTCTCTGCGAGGTTGCCGAATATGCCGCTTCCCTTGATGATTGCGTCATTGAGCTGTCCTATGGCGGTCTCCACGACCTTCTTGTTCTCTGGGGTGGCGTTCTTGTATTCTGTGCTTCCCTTGTAGGCGAGGAGCTTGTTTCGGGTGTCCTTTAGCTGCTGCGTTGTCTGCTTGTCGAGGTTGTTGAAGACCGAGTCCCAATCGATGGACTTCTTCAGTTCCTCAAGGTAAACGCTTTGTATGTTCTCTTCGAGGGCTTTCGTTGCCTGCTCTCGCTTGTGTTCGTAACGCTGGACGAGGTCTTTGTCTCCGAGCTTGGCTGCTTCGTCCCTCAGTTTTGTCAGCTGGGCGATATCGTCCGTGATTGCCTTTCGGGTCTTCTCTGCTTTCTCGTTCTCGTCATCGTATTTCTCGAGCAATGCCTTGATCAGGTCGTCCCTCTGTTGTGCGGTGTTGCTGTCGAGCGAGGTGCGCTTGGCTGTGATTCCAGCCTTTTCCTCGTCTGTCAGCTTTATGTTCTTCTGCTGCCCTGTGGCATAGAACCCTCGTTTCTCGTTCTTCGGGTTTGCCTCCCACAAGGTCTTTGCATGGTCTATCTTGGCTTGGAGCAATGCCTTCTCTTCCTTGTCGAGCGCATCCTGCTCCTTCTTGTAGTTGATGTCGAGCTGGGCGAGTTTCTTAGCCTCGCCTTCCTTCATCGCATCCACGATGGCTTGTGCCTGCAGTAGCTCGTTGTCGGTCTTCTGCTGGGTGCTCTGCTGCTCGTACTTGTAGTTTTCCTCTGCCTTCTTCTCGTCTGCCTTGGCTTGCTCCTTGGCGGCTTTCTCGGCTTCGGTTTGTTGCTTCTTGGCGGCTGATGTTCTCTGTTGGTGGGTGGAGACTTGTCGGGATGCCTTGTGTTCCTGCGCTTCTTTGATTAGGTCTTCTTGCGCCTTCCACTCCTTGGTTCCCTTCTTGTCATCTCCCATTTCGTCGAGTTTCGCCTGTGCGTCCTTGGCTTGTTTGTCCCAGTCGCTGGCGTTGTATGTCTTCTTGCTCTTGCCCCTGGCTGTCTTGATACCCTGGGCGGTTGTGAGCATGCTCAATATGTCGCTTTGGCTGTAGGCGTAGTTGCCGAATCCCTTCATGTTGAACTTGACGTTCTTGCCTGTCGCCTTGCCTTTCTCCAGCTGCTTGATGAGGTTGTTGAGCTGGGTGTTGTTTAGGTTCTTGAAACCCTCAGCGAGCTTGTTGGCTTGCTGGGTTGTGGCGGTCTTTCCTGCCTGCTGGCGGTAGCTGCGTCCCTTGCCTTGGTAGAATCCTATCATGTCGGATATGCTCGCTGTCATTCGGCTCGTCCATCCGTTCTGCTTGTAGTAGTCCTCCTTGATTTTGTTAATCATTTCACGCTCCTTCTGCGAGAGCGTGTTGGTTGTGCCTCCCTGTCTTTGGTTCGAGAGTGCTCTGCGGAGGTAATAAACGTATGATTCGTTCTTGTCTGCCTCTTTGTTGAGGTTGGATACCGTCTTCTGTCCATCTATCTCTGCGATTTCTCTCTTTAGCTTGATGATGTTCTTTAGGTGTCCCTCTTCGTCAATGTATTTTTTGATGATGGCAGGGTATCGCTGGATGAGGAGGTTCAGAGCCTTGCGTCTGTCGTTGGTAGCGGTTCCGTCCTTTTGGGCGTTCTCTATGGCGGTCTCCGTCTCTTGGTTGTATTCCTCCTGCTTCTGCTTGCCTGCCTCGATTTCCTCGTTGAATGATTTCTGTGCTCTCTCGTCAGCGGTCAGTCCGTCCTGGCAGGCTACCAATGTTCCGATGAGCACTCCGAGTGCCGTGGCTGCAGCCACGTATGGGTTGGAGAGCATCGTAGCGTTGAGCAAGGCTTGTGCCTTCTGCGTGAGCAGGATTTGCGCCCTTGCTGCAATCATTGTGATGCTGTGTCCTTTCTCTGCCACGGTCGCCACCATGACCGCAGCCCTGTATGTTCCGTAGGTGGTGATTAAGCCCATGATGATTTGTCCCACCTGCTTGTAGTTGGCGATAAGCTTCTGCGCTGCGTCGATGCTGTCAACGATGAAGCCTTCCTGTGCCTCGCCTATGTCGTTGAGCATGTACTGCCATGCTCCCTCCAGGTTGGAGAGCGCACCCTTCATTGTCTTGCTCTGCTGCTCCAGCATTCCGTTGAACTGACCTCCCTCGCTGGCGGCTGCGTGGAACGCATCCTGCACCATCTTGGTGCTGATGGCTCCCTTGGACATCTCGTCCTTCAGCTCACCGATGCTCTTGCCTGTCTTCTCGCTGATAACCTGCAATGGGTTGAATCCTGCGTTAATCATCTGCAGCAAGTCCTGTCCCATCAGCTTGCCTGTTGCGCTCATCTGGGAGAAGGCGAGGGTGAGGCTCTTGAACTTCTCGCTGTCGCCCATGGAGATATCACCGATTGCCTTCAAGTGCTCCATGACCTCCTGCACTGGTATGTTGAAGGCGAGCATTGTCTGCGCTCCCTGTGCGAGGTCGTTCATAATCATCGGGGTGCGCAGCTCGTATTCCTTCAGTTGCTCGAATAGCTCGTTTCCCATCTGCTCGCCTGCGAGGTTCTTGAAGGAAACGTGCAGGCTCTCCATCTCGCTTCTGATGCTGATGACCTTGCTCTCGAACTCGGCTAACTTCTGAATGGAAAAGTACGCAGTAACGCCTGCGGCTATCTTCTTGAGGCTTGCGTCCATCTTCTCGGTCTCGGATTTGGTGGTGTCTCCCATCTCCTTGATTTTGTCGGTCGCTTCCTCCGTCTCGTGCCGTAGGCTCTCCGTGCTGACGCTGCCGAATGCAGAGTCTATTTTCTGTCCTATCTCGGTGGCAATCCTGCCGATGGATTGGAATTGCTGGACGACCTTCTCAGCGTCGCTCTGCAATTGTGAATCGTCTATGCCTATCGAGAATCCTTCTCTTCCGTTGTCGAAATCTGCCATTTTTTAAATGCTCCTTACGATGGTTTCTTCCTCATCGTCCTTGTCGTTGAAATTGTCGGGGTTGTTTGCGTCCTTGGACTCGTCCCATTCCTTGCCTCCTGCCTTGGTGTCCTCGTCATCGAATTGTGGGGTCGCTGCTGAGTAAAGGGTGAGGTTCGTCCAGCTGTAGTCGTATAGAACCTGTTCCGTTGTCACTCCGAGGTTCTTCGCCCAGCCTATGATGATTGCCCAGGGGCTGTCTGTTCCACTTCCTTTGTTGCCCTTAGAATGTTTGTTGCGCTTAGGGAAGTGGTAAGACCGAAAAAATCGCCCACTTGCATCTCCAGCAGCCGTTTGGTTATCGCCTCGTTCAGCGTCTGTGGGGATAGTTCCTCGAGGATTCGGTCTGCGATGTAGTCCAACTCGCTCTGTGTCTTCGCCTCTGTGATGAATCGGAACTTGCGCCAGCTCCATTTCTTGATCTGGGAAATCTTCACCCTGTGGTTCTCCCTTATGCGCTTGGCTCCGAGTACCAAGATGGCGGCTATCCTGCCCAAAGCCTTGCAGTCCTTGGCGGTTCGCAGCGTCTCGTTGAGGATGCTCTTTGGGGTTGGGTTGACATCTGGCATCCTATGTGTCTCTGCGGAGACCATCATCAGCGTGGCTGGGGTTGGCGATGGTATCTCGTAGGTGCGTCCGTCAATCTCCAGCGATGTGGTCTTGTGCTGGAGGATGGTTTCCACCACCTGTTGCTCCAATGTCTTTTGTTCTTTGTCCATAGCTTATAAAAGTGAAAAGAGCAGGAGGGCGGCTTTGTGTTGCTTTCCTCCTGCTCTTGGTTTGGAATATGGGATTATTTCAAAGCCTCGGTTGTCTTGAATCGGGAGTACCAGTAGTTCTGGTTTTCTCCCCCTTCTGTCGGAGCAACACCTGTAGTCTTAAAAATGCTAAAGGTGAGGACGATGGCGTTACCATTCTGCTCATCGAGTGCTGGTGTTACCTTGACTCGGCAGAGAGGTGCCTTGATTCCTCTCGCTCCCTTGTTGTGTGGGGTTACCTTGACGCTCTTGTCGCCTGGCACGATGTGGGTTCTGACCTTCTGCTCGTTATCAGCCTCCTTGTCAGCGATGCCGAGTATCTCGTAGAGGGCTGGTGTCGGCTCGATGACGGTTGTCACGAGCTGGAGCGTGCCTTCGAGGTCTTCCTGTGCCACGACCTCTCCACCTGTAGCCTTCATCTGAAGCTGGTCTCCGTCGCTTGCGGAGAGTTCCGTGGATTGGTCTTTGATGATGCCGACATCGGTGAGGGTGGTTGCGAATGCGTCGTTTTCGCCTGTGTCACCGAACTCGACCTTGCACTTGCCCCATCCCATGATGACCTTTCGGTTGCCTGGTTCTGTTGTCATTGTTATTTCTCCTTGTGATTAAAAATTTGCTAACTTGAAGTGAATTCCGATGTTCAAGAAGTGCTCGTTCTTGCCTGGCACGGCTATGGTTGCCGTCGCTTGGAACAAATCGAAAATGTAGGTGGTGTCGGCTTCATTAAGTGTCTCGACCACCTTGTCGGTCAATTCCTCCAGCTCCATCAGCCTTGCCTTGTCGGGTACGAGTGTCGCCCCTCCGTTGTCAATGTCTGGCACGTAAATGTTGAGCCGTGCCCTGCCTTCCTGGATTTGGGTTGCCGTTGCGTTGGAGACGGTAAGGACTGCGTCCTCGGTGCTTGCGTCGAGTGGTCGCAGGTCGCTGGGGTAGAATGTTCCCTGTATCGTACTTCCCATCAGCTTCTCAAGTGCTGCGTACATCTCCAATTCGATTTTTGTCGTTCCTTTCTTTGCCATTGTCAGTTCGTTGTCTTGAATAATCGGTTGAGCATCTCCTTGATTTTCCTCTGCGCCATCTGCTCGCTTGTGTCGAGAACGTCGAGGCTCATTGCTTCCACGTATTGTGCGTATGGCATTCCTGCCACCATGAGGAAGGCGATGCCTTTCGTTGGTTGCTTGCTTGCCAGATCATGAAGAAAAGCCACGCCTTGCTTGGCTCCCTCCGTTCCGTCGCCCTTGCCTCCAGCCACGGCTTGCCATTCTCCCTCGTGTATAATATTGCCATTGTCGAGGATGCAGTAACCTATGGAGCTGCAAAGGTTTCCTGTTTGGTTCAAGTACTTGTGTCCGCTTCTCGCCTGGGTCAGGCATTCCTCACCGATGTAGAAAAGCTGGGCTATCAGTGCCTGTCTCCTTCGCTGTATCTCCTGGTTCATCCTCTGTCGGATGTCGTTAGCCGTGAAGTTTGGTTTTATTGGCATGGTTTGTTCTCCTTAGACGGTTATCTGCAATGCTTCCACTGCTTCGAGATAGGTGATGTCCTGCACCTCGAACTCTCCGAGTTCTGCGCCTCGGTTGTCAGTGAGCCTCACTCTCTTGGCGGTGAAGTCCTGCGGTTCGATTAGTACCTTGGCTGCAAATTGCGTGAACTTGCCATCAATGTACGTGCCCTGGTGGTCGCTTTTGTTCTTCGATATGTTGCAAGGGATAGCCTCGCTCATTGCTTTGACCGCCTTCTGGGGGATGCCGTGAAGCATTCCCCCTTGGGCGGTGTTATCGATTGTGAAAAGAAAGCCATTTTGAATAATCATCAGAAATCCTCCCCGATGTAGCCGCATTGAACGTCAGTGCCAGCCTCTTCCTCTCCCAGCTCTGCGAGCAGGCTGTTTGATTTCTTGGCAAATCGTGAGCGTTCGTCCTCGCTGAACGTGTAGCTGATTCCACCTTGGGTGATGTTCGGTGCTTCGGCAAGGAAGGCGTAGGTGAGTGCCTTCGCCTTCTTGAACTCGTTGCTCGCTCTCACCTCCTTGGTGATTTCAACCTCCGCCTCCAGCCCTGCTTCGTCGATGATGTTGTCTATCGTCGCTGCTGGGATGGGGTAGCTGCTCATTGCCTTGATTGCGTTTCTTGTCTTCATGCTGCATCGCTGTTAGGTGTTAGGCTGTCGCTGCCTCGCCATCTGCCCAGGTCTTGTTTGCCGTGTTGAGGAAAACAAGGGACTTGCGGTTGATGAGCGCAGGCTGTACGTATGCCTCTGCCAGCGTGGTCTCCGACTGAGGGTTAACCTCGCTGTATCGGGTGACCTTGTAGAATGCTCCGTAAACTTGGAGGGCGGAGGTGTTCTGAACCATAGGGACGTTCTTGTAATAAGTCCATCCGAGCTGCTGGGTAGGTGAGAGTGTCACCACGTTCACGTTCCATGGCTTGATGGTCTCACGGCTTCCGTCCTTATGCTCGATGGTTACATAGGTGTCGAGGATGATGATGTGCGGATAGCCTCTCGATGGATTCTCGTTGTAGGCGTTGATTTTCTCCAGAGTAATCATGTCGGCTGTAATCATCGACAGGTCGTTCACCTGTGGGTAGAGTCGCTTGGCGGTCTTCTTCTGTGCGATGAGCTGGTTGAACTTGGACTTCTCCATGAATGCATAGCGTGGCTTGGTGAGTCCCTGCTTTGCTATCATGTCTTGTGCGTTGGCGAGGTCGAGGAGTCCGTCTGCGTTCTCTTCGTCATCCCAGGTTACCGCCTCGATGGTTGTCTTGCCGTCCTTGCTCTTCTTGTTGGAGATTGATACTCCGATGAAGTTGGCTTTAGGAACATTGAAGTCGATGGTGTCCTGTGTCGCCATGTCGCCCTCAATCTTCGCTGGGAATGTCTGCACACCGCTGGATGCGATTCTCATGCAGTCCAGCTCCACCTTGTAGTCCATCGCCTTGCGGACAAAGGTCACGTCATCGTAAACCAAGTTAACGAGTTCCTGCTTCTCTTGCTGGTTCTCGGTTGCTGTGTTTGCGAGGGTCTGTGCGTCGAGGTATTCGTTAATCTCTACCTCGTCCTTGTCACGGCTGACTGCGTACTTGCTAAGTTTGCCGCTCCAGGTGCCGACCTTCTGGCGTGTCTTCTTTGGAGCCTTGGTGTTGAATGCGACTCTGTCCGCTGCCACAGGGATGCCCTCGTCTCCCTCCAAGCCCTTCAAGTCAAACTTTCGGGTGTACTTGAGTGGGAAGAGTGCAGCCCATGCGAGACCTGTTCCTGGTTGGAACTTGTTGACGGTCGCCTGCATTCCAGGTATGTCAATGTCAAATAATGGTGATTCCATTGATTCTTGTCTCCTTTTTTGTTAATGAATTAATCGAGCGTGATGCCCTTCATCAAATCCACGACCTCTGCTGCGACAGGTGCTGTCTCCTTTCGGAGGCTTGCGCCTCGAATCAGTCGAGCCTCAAAGTCGCCCTCTCCAGCCTTGACGAATGTGCCGAGGATGTATTCGGGCTTGTGGATTGGCGCAGCCGTTGCTAAGCTTCCGTCCGCTGCCTCGGCTGCTTGGAAGAGGACGGTGTCCTGGGCGATAGCCACGCCCAAGGTGACGGTCACCACGTCATAGTCCTGGCTGGTTTCGGTGTCCACCTTGGTGCAGGCGACACCTACCTTGCCATGGGCGATAACGTCTCCTTTCTTGATACCACTGCCCTTGGCTATCTTGATAGTGGTGTCAGCTGTCTTTACCTCTGTAATGAGGCGGTATCCCTTGATTGGGACAAAGAGTCCGCTTGCGTCCTGTCCCATTGCGAGACCCTTGTGCAAGTCGAACTCAGGGTTCTTGACGAGACCGCCTCCAGGCTTCTCCGTGACGATGGTCTCGAAGACGATAGGATCAGGTCGGTCTGCGTCCGTGTGCTTGAACATGCGGTTCATTGCTTTTTCCCTTTAAATGGTTAAACTTTGCTACTGCGCAGGAGGTACTGGTGTCGCTGGTGCGCCCTGGGTGAGTCCGATGATGACTGGCGATGCTGCCTGCTGCTCTCTCACTGCCTCTGCGTTGAGGTATGCGGTAACGGCTGGGTCGGCTTGCTCGCCTGGCTTGCGTCGGGTACCACCGAGCGGTGGTGTGTTGGTTGCACCTGCTGCCTTCTCCGTCTTGATGTCATCCTCGATGAACGGCTTCTGGCTGTCGAGCCATCCGTTGAAGTCCTCATCGTCCTTGAATGACAGGCGGTCGTAGTTGCGCATGTAGCGTTCCTTCAATTTGTCGGATGCCCCTTCAAACAAAGCCTCGAACTGCTGCTTACGCTGATTGCCGAGCTTCTCGGACTTGAATCCGTTGAGCTCGTTGCGCAGCTGCTCGTTGTCTGCCTTAATCTCTTTGAGCATCTTCATCACCTCGCTGTCTTCCCCTCCTGTTGGCTGGTTTGTCGGGCTTGGTGTGGTCTTTGGTGCTGGTTCGTCGGTAGGCTTGCCGTCCTTCAACTTGTACTTTTTCTCGTAGTTGGTCACGGCTGTCTTCTGAGCCTCGTCAGCTCTTCGGTCGCCCTCGCTCTCCAGAATGGATTGGAAGGTCACCCCATCAACGACGGTTTTCACTTCCTCTTCCTTGGTTGTCGTCTCAGCCTTTTTCTTGGCTATCCGCTCTAAAATCTTGGCATCAACCCCAGGAAACTTGGTTTTGAGTGCCTTTAAAATCAATTCGAACATAAAATTATGCTTTGGTTATACAAATTTGTAACGCTGCAAAAATAGCTCTTTTTCTTAAAAGTGATTACAATATAATCATTTATTTAACGTAAATTAAAGCTAAATTCGCAAATTATAGGGATTTTTCCTTGGCGGTGTCGGGCTTTTTTCGTAAGTTTGCCGCAAAAATTAGACTTATGCAGGTTTCAAAGAAAATATTAGACTTCGTTAGGGAGAACCTTGGTTCTGCTTATTCCGTTTCTCCAATTGGTGAAAAGGATGGGGCTTTTTGTTTCTCTGCCTACATAAAAAACGAGAAGACAGGTTTCCCTGTCGCTCTCGTTCTCGATTCCAATGGGGAAATAACAAAACTTGGCGGTTTCATTGCGCTTGATGTCATTTCGTCATTTAAGAAAAATTGAAACGTATTTCATGTTCAGCAATTTGTCGCTGACCTTTATCGCTCCATCTTTCAGAATTGGGTCTTTTCTCATTCTTTCGCAAAGGTATTTTATGTCCTTTTCCTCGAATCCGCTTCCATCGGAGTTGTCTTCCTGTGGCTCGATGTATTTGATGCTTCCGTCGCTGAATCGTTTTACAATCGTGCAATGTCCACCTCTTGATTCCCAGCTCAGACCGACCTCGTATGTACCTTCTTCTTTGCAAACTTCATCGAAGTATTGGAGGTATCTTTGTTGTGTCATGTGTTTCCAGCTTGGGTGAGCTTTTAGGTAGTCCTTAAAGCTGGTTATGCTTACAGGCGAGCCATCTTTCTCTGTCCATGTCTCCAGCCAATTATCGCCATGGCTTAAATAATAAGACAAGTCTCCTCGTTTCTGCGTGTTCCCCTTTGCATAAACATTGAAGCCCCATTCTCTCAAAGCGTATGCAGGTGCGCAAGTCTGGCAGTTTATGTCGTATGGTTCGTGCTTGACTTTGTCGTATAATGGATTCTTGCTTACTCGGATGTTTGTTCCGTTCAATCTCCATTTTGATTTTGCATCAGCTATGTATTCGTTCACGTGAAGAGGATTTGCGCTCTGTTTGTCTGCTTCCTCATAGTTCATCGGTCTTCCCTTCTTGATTCCGAGGCTCTTTTCGATGTCTCTCATATTGGCGATTTGCTCCTTGGTGAAACTGCCCCATACCTGGGTGTCCCATTCGTTCTGTGCCTTCACGCCCTTCTCAAACTTAGCAAACAAAGCCTCGACCTCTTTCACGGATGCGTCCTTGCCTATGGCATTGCGCAGGGCTATCTGTCTCTTCGCTAATGCTGGGAGTGCCTGTCCCTGGCTATATGTGAGCGTCTTCATCAATTGGTCGCAGCGGTTGTCGTATGCATCGAGTCTTCTGTCTCTCCATGCGTCCTTGATGTCATCTATCTGCTCTGCTGTTCTTGCAGCGTGTCTCTTGGCAGCGTTCTCCATGATGATTTCATGTTTGCTCTTGGCTGGCGGTGTCTTTGTCTTCTCTTGATCAGGTTTCTTGCCTTCCCATCGCAGCCCCTTGGCTGGGTCTCCGTCCTTGAAGTTGTCCTTGATGAAGTAGGGCATGGACTTGGCTTTGGCTATTCGGCTCTCGTTGTCCTTCATCCACTTGGTGAACTCGGTTGGCATCTGCTCGACCTTGCCAGTGAATTGCCAATCGCTCACGTCCTCTCCGTTCATGAGTGCGGTGGTGTATGCGTCCATCTCTTCCTGCGAGGCGAGGACGGAAACGGCATAACATCTGCACCATGGATGCCATCCTGTGAACTTGAAGTCCTTTGGAAAGCGTTTTCCGTCGAATATGTCGCAGATGTCCTCTGTCGGGTGGTTGTTGCTGATATGGATTTCGATACCGATAACAAAAGGGAGAGCCTGCCATCTGGTGTGGTCGGCTGTCCTGTATGCCATGTTGTTCTCGGTCGCTGTCATTCGGAGGGCGTTCTTGTAGCTGGAGCGGTAAACGCCACGCCCTGGGTGATATGCGGCAGCAGCCTTGGAGAGGCGCAAGGCTCCGCTCTTGTCTCGCACCCTTCTGAACAGCTTGCTTGGCTCCTTGAGGTATTTGCGTATATCGCGACTCAGTTCGGCTGCGCTCTTGCCTTCGCCCATTCCGAGTTCGAGGGCGAGTTCCATTTCGTCCTTGAACTGCTGGGTGAGGTTCCAGACCATCTTGCTGAGTCCCATCCCTGCCTCCTTGCGGTCTATGAAGGCATTGAGTGCCTCCAGGTGTGGGTGCTTCCACGCCTGCACGGTCTGCTTTGGGAGCTTCGCCTTGCCGATGACCGATTCCACCATTGCATCGTTCTTGGTGTTGGCGAGCGTCCAGCTTTCCTCGTCCCCATCCTCGATGTTCGTCTGTAGGCTGGAGTAGAGGTCTTGCATGAGTGCGTCCATCTCCCTCTTCAAAGCTGGGAAGTCCTCGAAGTGGAACTCTTGCTCTTTGTCTGCGTCAAAAAGGGATGGCGCAGCCGCTTGCGTCAATCGCTTCACGGCTGCGTCGTATAGGCTGCTCACCTTCTTGGCTCTCTTGGCGAGGTTCTGCTTGTGCTTCTCGTCGTATGTTGCAATGGTGATTCTTGTTGGCATTGTTCAATCCTTTACATGGTTGGTTCGTTGGAGAAGGCATCGGCTGCTGCATTCTCCTCGTCTATGATTCTCTGCTCTTCCTCGTCCACCTCTTCCTCTGGTACGATGTTGATTTCTCGGATGGCTGTACGTCTTGATACGATAGGCTTGCCTCCTGTTGCGTCGCTCATGTCCTTGATTTGCTGGCTTCTGTCGTTGATTTGGAACGGAATTATTTTGTTCTCCACCACGAGGGCGTCGAAGGCTGATGCAAGTTCGGGGTACATCTGCTTGCAGAAAGCTCGTATAACGTTCACCTCCCTGTCGAAGAACTCCAGCCAATCGCCCGACTCGTCCGTGACCTTCATCTGGCAATCGATGAAGAGCATCTTGCGTGCCTCTCCGCTCATTGGTGTCGCCTTCATCTGCTCCATGCTCATGTCGGGGAGCTGGAGGCTGGTGTGGATGTTGCGTCTGAGTTCCTCGGTTTGGAGCTTCAAGGCATCGGTTGCCTGGTTCCACGTTGCGTACTCAGCCTTGTCTTTCTGTCCGTATCGGAGGACGTTGCGCCCTGCGTTGTCATCGACAGGCTCCTGCTTCTTGTTCTTCGGTGCGGTCACCTGCTGGCTGTCCGAGTAGATTACCCAGGTTGGTCGGCTGTTCTTGCGCAGGTAGTTGCCCTGTCTGCTGACCGTCCACTCCAGCTCGTAGCCGTTGTCGCTCTGGTCTTCCCATATCGGGAGGTCTCGGTGGATGTAGATGCCTGCAATCTTCCCGATGTTGATAGGCTCTGGCTCCACGTCTTCCTCCCAGCCGTTGCCGTCCCTGCTGACCCAGCGGTAATGGAAGGCATCGGTGTAGGTGTCGAAGTAGGTGAGCTGCTCCATTCCCTTCTTTCGGCTGTATTGGACGCTGAGGGCTATCATGTCGTCGTATTCATCGAAAAGTGGGTACAGAATGTCTCCGTCCATCGGTGAGAATACCCTGCATCGGAGCTTTAGCTTGCTCTTGTGTCCTGCGTAGATGGTGTCCTGCTCCTGGGCGAACCAAATAGTCACCATCTCGCAGCTGGCAAAGAGCTTGTGCGCTCGCTTTAGGTTCAGCGCATTGATTCGGTTGCGCTTGAAGATTGCCTCCATGATGTCCGCAGCCTGCTTCTCTTCCTCCGTCTTGGTGGTGTACTTTCTCTTCGTTGGGATAGTGAACATGAGTTCCTTCATTCGCTTCACTGCCTGCTTCTGTATGCTGTAGGTGATTCGGGTCATCTTCTCCACCTTGCCCTTGCGCACCTTGTCTCGATAGTTGCGGTCGGTGTACACTGGGTGCTGCTTTGGCTCGTACTCCTTGCGCAAGTTTCCCCAAGGGATTACATCGAGGCTCTTCTGCTTTAAGTCGTCGATGATTTGCGCTGGCATTCTGTTCTGTCTGTCGATAATCTCTTTGATGTCTGGCATTGTTTGTTTCTCCTTATGCTTGGTGTTGTTAATAAATCTCATCCTCGATTTCTTCCTCTTCCTCGTCGGTGATCTGGGCGCAGGTAATCAATCCGAAACGCTCCACCACGCCTGTCGTGCAGTCGGGCGCATCGTCGTGCTCGTTTCCTCCCTCCTTGCGGTAGGACTTCATTGCGTTGTGGTAATGTGGGAACAATAGCTCCCATCCTGCTGGGAAGAATACCATGTTCATCACCTTCGAGCTGTTGATGAAGATTCGTGTCTGCTTGTTGGCGGTCTGGGCGAGGTCTATGAAGACCATTATCCAATTTCCGAGGGTGCGTACGAGCTTCTCCACGTTCCTTCTGAACCCTCGACCTCCGTTGTTGCTCTCCACTACGACCTCCTCGGTTTGGTTCTTCACCAGCATCCTCGCTACGGCTGGCTCCGTGAACTCCATGCTCTTGTTGGTGAATAGGATGTCGGTGACGTAGCATCCGCTCTCGTACTCGTCGTAGCAAATGGCGCAGAGCCAGTCGGCTCCTGTGTCTGCTGTGTCGATGTAGCACTTGCGCCTTGGCAGGTGCGCCTCTATCGGGAGGGTGTCGTATGTCTTGAAGTGGGAGTACATCAAACCCTCGATAGGTGTCGGGTTCTGCATGTACTGCGTCTCGAAGACAAAGGAGTTGGCGAGGCGTATCTTCTCCAATTCCTGCAGCGTGTGCTTGAACGCCCATAGTGGCATTCGGTTTCCTTCCTCGTCCGTGGTGATGCACGGAAGGCTGACCACCGTCCAATCGTCAGGCTCAATCTCTTGCAGGTAGCCGCATAGGTCGTGCTCGTGCAGTCTTTGCATGATGATGATGAATGGCGTGTTGCGGCTGTTCACTCGGTTTCGAATGGTTGTCTCGAATCGTCGGTTCACTCGCTCACGCACCACGTCGCTCAGTGCATCCTCTGGCTTTATCGGGTCATCGATGATGATGGCTCCTGCGAATCGGTAGGGGAGCGGATTTCCCTGCTCGTCCACTCTGTCCACCTCTCCTGCTCCGAAACCTGTAATCTGTCCGAGCGTGGAGGTTGCGTAAACTCCACCGCCTTGCTCCGTGTCCCATTGCGCCTTGGTGTCGCTTCCGTATTTCACCCTGGTCTCAAACATACGCTGGTATGCCTCGCAGTTCACGATGTCCTTTATCGCTATGGAGTTGTCCACAGCGAGGTCGCTGGAGTAGGACAGGTGTATGAAGTTGGAGGCTGGGTTGATGGCGAGTCCCATCGCTATGAAGTTCTTCACCGCCAGCTCCGTCTTTCCGTAGCGTGGGGCGATGTTAATGATGAGCTTGTTGATTTCGCCCTTGAGCACCCTGTCGAGTGCGTCGCAGACGGTCTTGTGGTGATGCCCGACAATGAACCGCTTTCCTCCGTTCTCCTTGAAGAAGTACCTGGTGAAGTTGAGGGGATTCTGCAACACCCACATCTTTTGCAGTTCGGTGTCGTTCATCATCTCAATATTCCTCCTCCAGCTTCTTCAAGTACTCGATTTGCTCCTCCCTGGTGAGTGGGCGACCTTGCTCTATCGGCTTGCCCCCTGTGGTGATGTCCACCTTCTGCTGTGGCTTTCCATATTGCCTGTCCATGAGTCTGTCCATGGTGGTTGTCTTGCCGTTCTTCATGTCGATGATTGCGGCCATCGCCAATGTCTTAGCGTATGCTGGTGTATCGTCTGCCTTAGCCAGCAGCTGGAGGTCTGCGAGTTCCAGCACGAGGATGCTCTTCTCGATGGTGTTTATCTCGTCAAGGGTCAGTGCCTCGCTCTTCTTCAGCTTGCTCTTTGGGAGCACCTGCTTCAAGAGTGCCTTAACCCTGTCTTTCTTCTTGCCCCTTGGGTTGCCGCTCTGCCCCTTCTGCCACTTGTGGCTCTCGATGTTGGCGAGCTGGCTTTCCGTCATTGTCTCTTTTCCTCTTGGCATGGCTTATCCCTCCTTCTTCGCTTTCGTCTTGGTCGCTGGCTTGCCTGCTGGCTGCTCTGGGTCGAGGATGTTGCGGATGAGTACCGCCTTCATTCCTGTCATTTCCTCCCATCGCTTGATGATTACGTCCACATAGATTGGCTCAAACTCCACCATTCGGCAGCACCTGCCGAGCTGCTCTGCTGCAATGAGCGTGGTTCCGCTTCCTCCGAATATGTCGAGGACTATGTCCTTGCGCCTACTGCTGTTGCTGATGAGCTTGCCAATGAGCGGCACGGGTTTCATCGTAGGGTGGTCTGGGTTCTTCTTCGGCTTGTCGCAGTCTATGACGCTGGTTGGTGTCTCTCCCACGAATATTTGCGTGAGGAGGTCTTTCATCTCTGCCTTGCTCAGCTTCTCGATGTCCAGCTTCTTCTCGATTACCGTGGTGAGGTTTCGCTTGTCGGTGAAGTAATGGGCGGCTCCGTCCTTCCATCCATAAAGGCACGGCTCGTGCTTCCATTGGTAGTCCTGTCTTCCGAGGACGAGGCTGTTTTTGTTCCATATCAAGCATTGGCGTGTCTCCCAGCCGATGTTCTTCACGGCTGTTCGGAAGTTGAAGCCTTGCGAGTCTGCGTGCCAAATGTAGAACGCTGCCCCTGGCTTCATGCTGTCGCTTGCGTTCTGCAATGTGTCGGTGAGGAAAGCCACGAAGTTCTCGTCTGCCATGTGGTCATTGGCGATTTTCATCTTGCCCTTTGCTTGGTAGTCCACGTTGTATGGTGGGTCGGTTACGAGTAGGTCTGCCTGTTCCTCCCCCATGAGGGCTTCGAGGTATTCCTGCTTTGTGCTGTCCCCACAGATTAGGCGGTGGTTGCCGAGGCGGTAGAGGTCGCCTGTCCTGCTGGTTGCCTTCTTCGGGGTATTCGCCTGCACGTCGTAGCCATCGTCCTTCGCCTCTTCCTCTTCCTCTGGCTCCTGGATATCGGGGATGTCGATTGCCGCAGCCTCTATCTCATCGAGATTCCAATCATTGAGCAAGGCATCAAAGTCGGTTTCTCCAAAGCTGGAGTTATCCTTCAGAACTATGCGTCGCATTTTGTCCATCGGGAAGTCGTGGGGCAGAATCTTGCACGCAGTCTTCTCGTATTTGAGCTTCGTGAGTGCCTGGTACCTCATGTTTCCTCCGATGATGACAAAGCCTCGCTCATCCTGGGTGTCGTACACGATGAGTTCTCGCAAGTCCAGCATCTCTGGGTCGTCCTTGATTGACTGCACCAGCTTCTTGAACTTTGGGTCTCGTATTCTTCGTGGGTTCTTTGGCAGTCCCTCGACCTGTCCGTCATTTGGGTGGAGCATCGCCAGCTCCATCTCCTTTCGTTGTATTCCTTTCTGCATTTTCTGTGTCCTTGGTTATTAAGCAGCCAAGGCGAGCCCTTCGTGAAGGCTCGCCTCTCTTGCTTGGTTCGTTACGCTAAAATGGTGCTGCACCACCGCCTCCTGGCGAAAATGGCAGGACGCTGCTGGCTCTTCTTGAAGCCCTTGTGCTGGAGTGGAGCTTGGAGCCTCCGCCTCCGTGTGATTCTGAACCGCTACTCATTGCCTGTTCTCCTTTTTGGTTTTGTTGTTATTGAATACCATTCTCGTGAAGTAGTCCCACGCCTTGCTGTTGCGTATCGGCTTGCGTATGGTTGCGTACTTGTCGAGAATCCTGTTGAAGTGCTCATCGTAGAAGTCGTAGAGTTCTGGGTTCTCCTCCATCGTGAACTGCTCGATGTTGCCGCTGGAGCGGAGGTTGGCAGAGCCGTGGAGGACAATCTTGCGCCCTCCCAAGGTCTCGAAGTTCACGGTCTTGGTGTGGACTCCTGCCACCGCCAGCTGAAATCGGTCGCCAATGTCGAGCTGCTTGTAGATGTAGGGTATGAGACTGCTTCGCTCGTTGCCCCAAAAGTAAACCGAGATTATGAGGTTCAGTTCCTCGATGTAGCCCTTCTCCATCAGCGTGTGGAGGCTGTCCACGTTGTTCTGGCTCATTGAGAGCGTGCTGATGGTCATCCTCTTGGCGCAGGCGTTCTGTGTCGTTAGGTATGCCTCGATGAAGTCCCCGAATATGAAGGAGCCACTCACGAAGGCATCGAAACGCTCACCGAATCCAAGGCGCAGCTCCCTCGCCATCTTCTGTGCGTTGTCATAAAGCACGAAGTCTTCCCTCATCGGCACAACCTTTGGCAGAGTGTACCTCGTTTTCTCCGTCTCGTCCGATGGCAAGAACTCCATGAGATCGAGGTCTATGTCGGGTAGCTCGAAGTTGCCGATGTCGCCCAGGAAGTCCTGCTCCTGTGCAATGGCTTCCTGTTCCTGTTCTGTGTTGTTGTATCTTCTTCTCATGTCGCAAAAATACGGCTTTCTGATTATATTGTAATCACTTTAGGTAAAAAATTAACATTTTTCAGCCTATTTCCTTGCAAAAATCGACTTTTTCGCTGAAGGTTTCCCTCTGAGCGTGTCGCTGGTGATGCGCATCGGAAGCTCTGCGTAGTCCCAGGCGAGGAGGGCTGCGTCTCGCCCCTCTTGGTTGAGCCTGCCCAGCTTTTGTAAAGTTATTTCCTCGATTTCCTCCTTGGTTATCTTTCGGTCGGCTCCGTGCCAGCACTTAGGGAGCGGTCTCTTGAACTCGTAGGGGATGCCCCAGTGCTCCATCATCTGCCCGATGGTTCGGCTGACCTGCTCGTTGCGTCCCTGGTCAACTCCGAGACTGGCTATTCCTTGCTTTCCCTGCCATCGCTTGATGTGGTAGTTGCCGTGGTTCATCCATCCTGCCTCGATGACGACCTTGAAGTCCCATTTGTCAATTTCTGCGAATTGGTGGTATTTTTCCTTGATGAAGTCGAGGAGGCTGGGGAAGGTGAGCATCTGGACTTGGAGCTTGTGCGTGCTCATGTCGAGCATTGCGATGCCGTTTCTGTCTGTATCTGGGTCTATTCCGATGATTATTTGCTCTCTGTGGCTCATTTTCGTGCCTCCTGCTGCGTTTTTGTTTCGTTGCTTGGTGTTTCCTCGTTCGATGTTGTTTCGTGACTCTGTGTGGCTTCATTTTGGCTCACAGCCTCATTTTCCTCTGGCACGGCTATCTTCACCTCGTAAAGCAGCCACGCAATGTATATGATTCCAGCGAGGATGCAGGCTGTTGATATGGCTGCGTCCGTGAATGTAATCTGAATCGTCATTTTGCTTGTCTCGTTCTTTTGTTTGTTGTTTTACTTGGCTCTTGCTCGCTTATGCGTGCGCCTGCCTGTATGCGTGTATGTGTGTGCGCCCTATGTGTGGGTGTATGCGCACCCCCTCCCAAACCCTCCCCCTCATTCGAGGCTGTGGCTCTCAGTGGTAGCCGTGCTTGGTGTTCGGGCGGCTTCTTATTCGGTTCCAGATCCAAGTGTTGCCCTTTGGCTGGCGGCTCTTGCGCTTGGCTGTCGCTGCCTGGCTTCTCTTGCTGGAGTGGTGGAGGTGGAGCTTGTGTTGCTCCCTCGTTTCCTCTCGGATGTCTGGGTCTATGTAGTATTCGATGTTGTAGCGATTGCAGTAATCGTCGATATCGAACTTAGGCACGTCCTGCGGTTGTTGCGCCTGGTAGTATTCGAGAACCGCTTCGATTTCCTCCCTTGCGATTCCGTGTGCGATTGCAAGTTTTTCGATAGCCTCGCTCAAATTTATTTTTTCCATGTGACTTTCTGTTTCTTGTCTGTTATGCTGTCGCAGGAAGGGTTGCCGTTGAATATCGGCTTGCCTGTCTTGCCGCAGACCCATGTGTTGATGCTCTCGTATGCGTGACCGCATCGGGCGCATTGCGTTCCCTGCGGTCTTTGTCCTGTTCCGCTCATCGTCTCGTTATTCCTCTGAGGTTGGTTTCCATGCGCTCGATGTCGTATCTGCTGTGTGGGTAGAGTGCCTTGAGCTTCCACGCTCTGTTGTGGTATGGAGGCTTGTCTTGGCTCACCTCGATGTTGCATACCTTGCCTGTCCCCTTGTCAATGACTGCGAGGAGGTGGGCTTCTTTCGGACGCTGTGGCTTGACTTCCGTCTGCTTCAACCATTTCAAGTAATTCAAGTGTTCGCTCATTCTTTTGTCTCCTTGGGCTTCTTGCCCTTTTTCTTCGGTTTGATGTCTATCTTCACGAGCTCGTCTTGGTCGGCTGGCTTCTGCACCGCCTTGAATGGTGTCATGTGGCAGGTCTCCTGGACTTGCATCACTTGCTCATAAAGGATGAACATCTTGTCGGTGTTCTTGCGAGCCAGCTTGTTGGCTTGGATTGCAGCGATTCCCTTCTTGGCGATGTCCTGCTTGATGATTTTGCTCGTCTCATCCTCGCCCATCTCTGCGATGGCGTACAGGGTTCTCGCTTCACCCTTTGGCTCTGGCTCCATGAACTGCTCCTGGATTCTGAGCACTCCCTTCTTCAAGCTGCCTATGATGTCTTCCATTATGGCTTTGCCTTCCAGCTTCTGCTCGTCCCCTGGCTTCCAAACCTTGGGGATTCCCTCCCATCGGGTGATGCGGTCATAGAGTGCGTCCACGTCCTGGGCGTAGGTTTCCTCGATTCCCTCGCTGTGGTTCTGCACCAGATCATGCATCACGTTGAAGAACGAATCCTCGGATTTCAGTAGGGAGTTGATGGCTGGCTGCACGCCCTTCATGTAAAGTCCCCATTTCTCGATGATGTTCTCCATCTCTGCGAATAGGAGGCTCTGCACGCTGTGGAGGTGGTAGAAGGTGGCGGTGATGAAGCCGAGCCTTCTCACGATGCCTGCGTGTTGCGCCACTCCTATCGGGGTGTTGATTAGCTCTCGTTCCTCTGCCGTCATCTCGTTGTTCCAATAATCACGCACCGCCTTCGGGGCGACGAGCTGCTGTGGTTGTTGTGCAAGTGGATTCTGTTGCTTTCTTGGCTGTGCGCTCCACTTGTTGCGCTTCTTCTTTCTTCCCATATTCCGTGTTGCTTAATGTGTTTGTTTGAATTTCTTTTTCTCCCAGCGGCTTGCAAGGCTTACCGCCTTTTGGATTCTTGTGTCCCCTCTGCTGCCCAACATCTGCGCTACCCAGTTGCATGGGTGGACGCATTGGTTGTATCTGTCCCATCGGTGAATCCAATAAAAGCTTATCTTGTGGAGCGGCAGGTCGTTCTCTGGCTGCTGGCGCAGAATCTTCTTTGCTTGTCTTGCCTTCATCATCGCACCTCCTTTCCGTTCACCTTCATCACGTTCGACTCGTGGATGTATCGGTGGAGGCTCACCTTGGACGGCATTCCGTCCTTTAGGCAGGTCTTGCCGAGGAAGATTCGGGACGTTGTTCCGTCCTTCTCGGTTGCCGTCTCAATGTTCTCCACCTTGATTGCCTTTCCGTCCAGCCGTGCCTGGATGATGTCCCCGACCTTGATTTCGGCTGTCGTTGCGTACTCGATTTTCTTAGCCATTGTCTTGTTGCTTTTGTTGGTTCTCCAATTCCTGCAGTATTGCGTCCGTGGTTCTGACCACCATGTTCGCCAGCGGCTTGTAGTCGCAAGTGCTGAACTCTGGGTTGGCGCAGTACCCGATTGTCGCTGCAAGGATGAGCTGCTTTCTGAACTCGGAGCGTGCGTCATCAATCACTATCACGTTCTGCTTCATGCTGTCCTCCTTCCTGATGTTGGTCATTGGTGAGTTCGTTCTGCAATGCGATGATGTCCGCTGTCAGCTCTCCCCATGACTGGGTGCTGTGCTTTCGTGTGTCCACGTGGTCTTTCGCCACCTGGCAGATGATAGCTGCCATTCCTCTGTCGTTCTTTGCGGTGGTGTAGAGGAGATTGACGAGGTCTTTCTTCGTTCCCTTCCATCCGATGCTGACCTTGTTGTCCGCAGTCTTGGTGATGGCGATGTACGCCTCTCCCTGCTTGGTTCTTGTGTTCGCCTGGAACTTGCGCAGCTGCTTCACTGAGTGGAGCTTCACTGCCTTACTTGCTTCGATTTTCATTTTCTTGTTGGTTTTGAATTGTTTCTATTGCTCTGAATATCTCGTATGCGACCTGCGGCACCCATGCGTTGCCGTATGCCTTTATGCTTTCCTGTCTCCACTTTCCGAAAGAAACGGATAGGTCGTCCATCCGAAAGGGAAGCCCATCATCTCCTCTACGAATAGTGGGTTCAGTTGTGGGGAAGCCTTCGAATCCCCTGTTTGCTCCTCGTTCAATCGGGTTATGAAGTCTGGCAGCATCTCCCCCCATCGGGTGAACTGCCCCTTGCGCCTTCTCGTCGTGGTGATGGTGTTTCCTTTGTAGTCCCTTGCCGAGGGTGTCGGCATCAATCCGTTCACCGCAAGTGCCGTGAGGCTCCGTCGCATCTGGCTGTTCGGGTTGAGCTTGTGGGTGTACTTCGTCGCCTCCACTGCGTTCGGTGTGGGGAGGAGTCCCATTCTCGCTGCCTTGGCTATGGTGGGTCTCTCCTTCGCCCCTGGCGATGCGCTCTTGTTTATCCGTCCGCTCCCAAAGTCCAGCGCAGTTGGTGTCGGCAGTAGTTCCGTCGGGTAGAACTCCGTCTTGCCCTCCTTGCTGCATCGCTTCAATCCCTGCGTCTGTACGGTGGGCAACAATCCAGATCCTGTCTCTTCTGTGGGGTGCTCCGACACTGCAAGCTGGTATAAGGAGCGGCTGGACTTCGTATCCTGCGTCCTCGATGTCTTGGCAGATTCTGTCAAGGGTGAACCTGCTTTCAGTTCGGTATAGGTCTCTCGCCTCGAATAAATCGGGCGTGTGACCCATGTAAGTCGTTTCGCTGGACTCCACCATCGTTGTGATTCCAGCAACATTCTCACCAATGACCCAAGTGGGGTGTATTTCCTTGATTGCCCTATGCATCTCTTGCCAGAGGTAGCGGTTGTCCTTCTCTCCCTTTCTTCTTCCTGCGAGGGAGAAAGGCTGGCAGGGGAACCCTCCTGTGAGAACATCGATTTTGCCCCCCCATTTGGTAAAATCCGTTTTTGTGATGTCTTCATAACTTTCTGCGTTTGGAAACCAAAAATCTAAAACCTTGCGAGGAAACTCCTGTATCTCGCAGTGGAAGACGTTGCGCCATCCCATCCAGGCGGCTGCGACCTCTGCGCCACCGATACCCGAGAAGAGGCTGGCGTGCGTCATCATGGGTTGCCTCCTTCCCCCTTGAATAATGACATCGCCTCCCAATCCTTGCCGTTGTAGGTGACGAGTCTCTTGGTGATGTTGGCGACCATCATTCCTGGGCAGTACTGCGTCTTCATGTTGAAGCCCTCGAAGATGTGGCTCGTGATGCTTCCGTCCACGTCCTGGTATTGTACGAGGTATGTTTCCTTCCTTGCCATGATTTCCTGCACCCTCGCTATCTCGTTGTCGATTTCCTTCTCCAGCCTCTTGCTGTTCACGAGGGCGGTCTTTCGCTCCTCGCTGCTTGGTCGACTGTTGAAGAACGCCTTCTGCTGGGTTCGCATCTGGGCGACCTTGTCGAAGAATTCCTTGTTGTCCATGTTCGCCTCCTTCCTAAACCGCAGCCGTGGCTGTTCTCTTGTCGATGTACTCCTGGCGGACGCTGCAAAGTTGCTTCTCGCAGCTCTGAATGTTGTCTGCCGTCACTCTCTGCACTGGGATTCCGTCGATGATGAGGGCGGTGTATGTCGCTCCCTTGCTGTCGGTGTAGTCCCCGATGCAAATCTTAGTGTTAGCCTCGTGGCGTGTCTGTGCCTCCTGGCTACGCTGGCTTGCCTTGCGGTATGCCTCTATTGGGTTCCAAATCTTCATCATAAGTCCTTCAGCTCCTCCTTCTGCTTGTTAATCTCGATGTTGATGACATTCAAGACGTTCATCTTGACCTCCTTTGGCAGGATGATGCAAACTCCCTGCTGCTCTCCGCTTGGTGTCTGCTTCTTTGGCGTAGCCACAAGCACGTGGCTCTCGCTGTCTGCCAATAACTTTCTTGCGTCCTCCAGCTTTGGGAGGCTCTCCGCAATCTCATGGATGCGTTCTAAATTCTTGATGCTTGCCATTTTCTTGTAGTTTAATCTGTTTGTATTTTTGCTCGGTGCGCCTGTCTTCCTCGATGGTGTTCATCTCGTATTCAGCCTGCACCTGCTTGATGATATCCCATTCCTCACGGCTCATGATGTTCGGGTTGTGGGCATCCTGCCATTCCTTGCGCTCCTGCTGCGTCCGCTCCCTCTTGGCGTATGCCTCGTTGCGCTCTCTGACGAACTCGTTCAGTCCCTTCATGATTGCTATCGGGTCAACGCTGCCGTAGAACTTGTCGTAGCTGCCCTTCTTGAACCTTCGGCAAAAAAGCATTATCTCCGCCATATTCAAGAATCCGTAGTCGTCGGTGATGAGCTGGATGATCTGGTCGAGCTGCCTGTCCGTTATCTTGTCCCTGGCTCCGCTGAACTCGGAGAGGTCTGCGATTTGGTATGCCAGCCACTCCTGTGCCGTCCCGAATCCATAGCCGATGTTCACGTTCCAAAGTGTCGGGGCGTTCTGAAAAAAGCACCTCTCTGGGTCTTTCGTCAGCTCCATCTGCCTGTCCACATGGAAGGTCTGCAGCAGGCTATCCCTCGTGTCCCATCGCTGTCGCATCTCCATCAGCTGTCTGCCTCCACTTGCTGGCAATGCCTGCGTAGCCTTGGATGCGCTCACGCTGTTCCTGCGCTCGCTGCTGGTTTCGATTATCTGTCCGACCGCCTTGGGTCTCTGCCATTGGTGTGCCATATCTGCCTCCTGGTGTTATTGCCGTTGGTGTCTGCTCGTCGTAGTAGCCGTCCAGCACCTTCGGGAAGTTGTTGGGTCTGAATATCCACTCGAAGTTGGCGACCCATGCCCTGCCTCCGTTGCCGTTGAGAAATCCGCTGCGTGCCGCCTTAATCATGACCCTGTACGCTGCGGTGATTCCGTACTCTCGCACCCTTGCCTCGAAGAATGCCCTGCGCTGCCCTGCAATCTTACCCTTGAGCGATGGTATTTTCTTTCCATCCATGAGGCGGTTGAACTGCTGGCGCACCTTCTCGAAGTCTATCTTGCTTTCTTTTTGGGTTTGATTTGCCTCGTTTTTCGCCTCCTGCGCTGGTGCAGATGCAGCGTCAGAACTTGTTTCTGACGTAGCACCTTTAGGTGCTTTAATAATAGAAGCTTTAGCTTCTTTAATAACTTTTATATTAGTTATTTCTATTTCATTTTCATTTGGTGCTTTTGGTGACGTTTGTTCACGTTCGTGCACGTTCGTGCTTTTTGGTGCTTTTGGTTCACGTTCCGCACGCTCTTCTTTCTTCTCCATTGCCTCCTTTCTCTTCTGTTCCCTTGCCTTGGCTATCTGTCTGTTGCGCTCGCATTTAGCCTCGTACTTGTCGTAGTTGCGGTCGATGTTCGCTTGTATGTTCTTGAACAGGCAGCGCATTGCTCTGTCTTCCGTCTCGAACTCCTCGCCCCTGTTGGCATAGGCGAGCAATCCTTTCAGAATCTTTCCAGCCTCTTCATCGGAGAAGTCCTCCAGCATTCTCTCGGTGTCCTGTGCGTCAATGACGAAGGCTCTTATCTTTTCGTTCCTGCTCATGCTTTCTTGTTTGTATGGTAATCACTTTCGGGAGCCGCTCTGTGGCGACTCCCTCGGTGGTTGGTGTTGTTACTGCTCGATGATTACGATTGTCGGGGCTGCGTCCTTGATTCTGTCGATGACTGCGTCCATGTGCACGTCTCGTTGCTGAATCACGATGTCGTGAGCCTCTGGGCTGACAAGGGTGCAGGAGAGGTCGTTCGGGTTGATTTCAACCTCTACCTGGATGGTTTCCTTTTTCATGCCCTTGAAGATTGGGAGTTGAATCTTGAAGTCCTTCGGCAGGTTGCTCTCCACGAACTGCGATTTGAGGATGCGCTGATTGCCTCGCTTGTCATCGCTCAGCTCCAGCTCCTTGTCTATCTTCGCCTTGAAGTTGCGGAGCTCGCTGACCAGCTTCATCGCCTCCTGCTGTGTCTCGAAGTAGGAGCGGAGCTGCTTGATGCGGTCTGACATGTCGAAGCAGGACATGTACTCACCTGTGTTGATTCCGAACTCTTGCATCTCGCTGGAGAGGGTGAGCGTTCCTGTGACCTGGTCGCTGTATGCGCTGTTCTCGTCAATGTTCAGCGTGATGCTCATCTTGTCTCTGTCCACGAGGACGTGTGCGTCTGCCTGGGCGATGCCATCCTTGCGCTTCTCCACCCAGCGTGCTGGTGTGTCGATGGTTCCGCTGATGCTGACTGCCTTTGGCTCCTTGAGTGGGAGGGCTTCTCCGAATCGGATGCAGTAACCTCCATTCTTCTCGTTCAACTCCTGGATTCTCTCGATTGCAGCCTTGGTTGCTGCGCTTTGCTCTTCTTTTGTCATTTTGAAATTCTTTTGAATGTGAAACTTATGTTACTTGTCATCTGTGCCTGTCTTCTGTGCCGTCATCTTGAAGAGGCGAGGCTGAAGCTCGTCTTGGCGTGCGGCTCTGTCATAGACCAGCAGTCCGTCGCTGTTGTAATATCCCACGTGGCGTGTCTGTTCGTCCACCATCTTGTAGCAGTTCTCGTTCACATACTCGCTCTTGCTCTTGAGTTTGTCTGCCACCTCCTTGATGGTGTTCTTGTACCCCTTGATTTCCTCGTTGAACATCTGGGTCTGCGCCTTCTTCTGTTCCTCCAGCTCCAGTTTCTTGATGCTTGCGTCCGCAAGGGTTTCCTTCAGTTTTTCGACTTGGTCGCTTGGAATCGGCTTGCTGTAGCCCATTTTCTCGATTGCGTCTGCGTTGTCTTTCAGAAACTGCTCACGTTCCTGTGGGTTGGTGTATTCCTGTCCTATGAATTTCTCCATGATGTAACCTCCTTTCCTGTGTAGTAGTTAGCCCATAACTCCATGAACTGCTTTCCGCTGTAGATTGCCAGTTCTTCTGTCTTGTGTGCAAGCCGAGCCGAGATGTACGCAGACGCAGACGACCAGGCGTTGCTCGAGACCGCAGAAGCGAGACCGCAATACGCACCGCTGTACGAGTGGCCGCCACCAAGCCACAGCTGTAGGTTGTGCTCGTCCTTCCACTCATCGTCCTTCTTCTCGATTTCCTCCTTGGTATAAAGAAGGCAGTAAGGGTAGTATCTGTACTCGCCATTCTTGAACTCTGGCTCCCATCCCTCGTTGAGTGCTGCGGTGATGATGCGGAGCTTTTGGTATGCCACCTCGTCCAGCATGGTGATTCCTGCGTCCTGCCACTGCTGCTGGATTGCCTCTGCATCGATGCCCATCTCCTTGCAGGCATCCTCGAAGGTCTTCACTCGTTCCGTGACTGGTCTCTTCTCCTTGGCTTCCTCGCTGTCCACGAGTTTCAAAAAGCCATCTACCCATTCGGCTTTCTTGCCTGCTGGGACTGCGATTTTGATAATCTGTTCCTTTTCCATTTTTACTTAAATTTGAATGTTCTTGTTGAAGTCCAGCTCCATTCCTGGTGCTGCGGCTCTTGTTTTCTTTCCTGTTGCCCTGCGTACCTTGGTGATGAACTCCTTCTCGTTGCTGTTGCCGTCCGAGAGGTGTATCAGCAGGATGTCCCTCGTAGCCGTGAGGTCTTGTCGCTTCAAGATGCCGATGGCGTTGTCTATGCTCATGTGGCTCGTTATCACCCTTCGTCTGAGTGCTGCTGGCACCCGTCCGTTGAGCACGTTGTCATCGAGTATCTCGTCGCTGTAGTTAGCCTCTGCCATCCAGTGCGTGATGTTCTTGAAGTCGTAGGGCATTGCGTATGTGTCCGTGAAGAACAGGATGCGCCCTGTCTCCTTGTGCTCTATGAGGTACCCGACGCATGGCACGTCGTGCTTGACCTCGAAGGGCAGAATCTTGAAGCCTCCGTAGATGTAGCCGTTGCCCATCTTAATCGGTGTGCTTGTCACTGCCCTCAGTTCCTTGGTTTCGATGACCGAGGGGAGAGCCAGCAGCGGTATTCCAGCCTTCTCGTATTCGGCTGCGTGTCCTGCGTGGTCATTATGGCGGTGGCTGATGATGCAAACCTTCACCTTTGCCGTGTTCCATCCGAGTGCCTTTTTGACCTCCGAGAGCTTCACGCCTGCCTCTATGATGATTGCCTCGCTGTCGTTCTGCAAGACGTAGCAGTTTCCCTTGCTGCTGCTTCCGAGGATTGTCATTCTCATCGCTCTTCCCTCCTGTCATTTAGATTGGGCATGCACGTCCGCTTGCGGCTGGCTGCTCACCAGATCCTGCTGGGATTGCCTCTGCCTCTGGCTGGTTGCCGTTCATGTCGATGTAGTTGGTTTTTGCCTCGATGCACTTCGGTGCTTCATCGTGAACCTCCACGGCTTCCGCTTCCTCTACCTGTTGCTGGGCTGCGTCTCGCTCTGCGGTTGCCTCGTCTCTGCGGTTGTCATCATCATCGTCTGAAAAGTCAGCCAGGCTGTCGAGCGCAATCTTGCAGGCTCTCGCTATGACGGTCTTCTTGCACATCTGGTCTGTGAAGTTGGTGTGCGCTCCGCTGCTTCCTTTGGCTGCACCCTGCTGCCATGATTTCTTGATCTGGTCGAGCGTCATTATCTCCATGTGTCGTGTCTTGTCCTTGTTGACCACAATGGCGTATGCTGCCCTTATCTTGGTGATGTCGATGTTGTCGAGGCTCGGCACGTGCTTCACAAGTTGGTATTGTCCCAGCTCGTCGATGGTGTAGACGAACTCGTCGCCCTGGTACACCACCTGTGGGTACACTGCCTCTATCTCGGTGTCTCGCTTGGCTCTCATGTACTTGCCAAGGTATCGCTCGCTCCATTCCATGCGGTTTCCGTAAACGATGAAGTAGCCGTGCTTCTTCGGGTATTCTCCGTTGAGTACCATTTCAAGCAATGCGTTGCAGATGCTGTCGTTGTCGCAAACGTCGATAGCCTTTCTGTGTTGTCTGTCTTCTACGGTCTGCAAGTAAAGCCAAGCGAGCTTGATGGCGTTTCCGACCTTGTAGTCTTTTGGCAGGATAAACTCGCCTGTCTCTTGCCATCCTTTCACTCTGTCGAGGATTTTGTTGGTTGTCTCTTCCTGCATTCTTTTGAGTGCGGTCTGGTTCTGTGAGGTCAGCTGCGTCTGAGGCTGCTGCGTTCCTCCTTGCTGTGATGTTTGTGTCATAATCACTTTTGCTTTAAAATTATTGAATTATTGTTAGCTCCTTGTCTCTCGAAACGATGAGGAGTATCTGCTGGCTGCGTGTCGGCAGGATGTCAGTGATGCTCTCTGCGTTGTCGATGAACATCGGTGCGTAGGTGTCGTTGTAGAGGCACATGGCGTTGATGATGTCGATGCCTGCGTTTATCTTCTCGCTTGCCGATAGGTCTCGGTATGGGGTTCCGTGCATGGTGCACTCGCAGGTTGGCTTGATTCCGCTGGTGGTTGTGAAGGTCTCGAACATCTTGAACTGCACGTTGGTGAAGAGCTGGTTGACCTTCGTCTCCAAGTCGTTAATCTTGGCGAGCGTGAACTGCTCTGCTGTGAAGTCCTTCTTTTCCAGCTCCGTCAGCTGTTGGTTCAGCGTCTTCTGCTTCTCTGTGAGGTCTTCGATGCGTTTCTGCTTGTTGGCTATCTGCTGCTCCTTGGCGAGTTCGTCTCTGAGGCTGTCTCGCAGCTGGTTCTGCTCTGCCTTGCGCTGGCGAAGGCTTGCCTCCTGCTTCTCCTGGGTGTCTGTGGTGTTGGCTTCCTGCCTTGCCTCGAGTGCCGCAGTTCTAGTCTGAACCTCAGACTGCAGTTGGTTGTATTCCTCGCTCTCGGTTGGGTAGTGGAGCTGCACCTTTTCATCGTTTGCCTGTTGGAGTAGCTGCTGCTCTGCCTTCAGTTGTTCCTCCAGCTTCGTCAGCTTGTCTTGGTCTGCCTTGATTGTCGCCTCTGCGTCAGCCTTGCGCTTCTTGATTCTCGCAGCCTCCTGTTCCAGCAAGTCGAATTGCTCGCTCTTGTGCTGGTTGAAGTTTTCGTTCATTTCCTCACGCATCTTTTCGATGTCCTCCTGTGGGAGTCGCTGATGGCAGGTTGGGCAAATCTCCAGCTTGTTGTCGAACGAGAATGCTGTTTGGTCGAGTTCTGCCCAGCGTCTTTGGAAGTCCTTCGTGTCGATGGCTATCACGTCGAGCTGGTGTCTGCTGTTCTCTATGTTCGTCTTGGCGTTCTTGATGGCACGCTCAGTTGTCTCCACTGCATACTGGGTATCGTCCACCGCCTTCTTGTGCTCTCGCTCCAGCGTGGTGTTCTTGTCTTGGTAACTCTGGGCGATGGCTTGCATTTGCTGCTTCAATTTGTTAATCTCCGTGCGTTCCTTGGTGCGCTCGTTGAACTCATCGTCCACGGTCTTGCTGAGGTCAGCCAACTCCTTGTCGATGTTCTCGATGCCTATCTCGATTTGCTTGATTCGCTCTCGGGTCAAGTCGAAGTTCGGCTTGCTGGCATTGAGTGTCTCCAGTTCTTCCGTGTTCTCGTTGATGCGGCTCGGTATGTCCGCTATCTCTTGCTTGAGCTGGGATATCTTGTATCGGAGCTGCTCTCTGAACTTGGCGATGTCCTCGCCTCCCATCTCATGGAGGAGTTCCGTGAAGTCCTTGTTGTCTCCTGCGATGTCCTCGTCCGTGGTGATGCCGACCATCTTCGTGAGGAGCTTTCGCTGGTTGTCTGCTGGCAATGTCGGGAAGTATGAAGGAATCGTCAGCACCTTGAATAAGTCCTCCTTAATCAAACTATCCACGAAGTTCTTGTAATCCTTCTGCGTCTGCTTGTTGCCGTCAATGAAGTACTTGTTCGTATGTCCTGTCAGTTCCTTCTCTTCCTTGCCCTTTGGCTTCTGCCAGGTCTCGGTTCTGACCTTCTCGATGGTGTGGCTGGTTCCGTCTGCCTTCAGTTCGAGCGTCACGCTGTTCTCCAGGTTGTGGATGATGTTTCCGTTCTCGTCCTTCGGGTCGATGCCGAATACCGATGCTCCCTCGCTGTTCTTGTCGAAGAGTACCCACTGCACCGCATCCACTATTGTGGTCTTGCCTGCGTGGTTCGCTCCCATGATCTGGGTGAGCGTGTTGTTGAACTCTATCTTTCTCTCACCGAGAACTCCCTTGAAGTTCTTCATGGTGATGGTATTGAAAATGATTCTCATGCTGCTACAAGTTTTCCATTAATGTCTTCAAAATGTCCTTTAACTCCTTAGGCAGCTTCTCGTCTTCCTCGATTAGTTTCAAGGCTCGAATCTTTGCAGCTGCCGCCAGGATGAGTGTCTCTGCGAACTCGTCCTGCTGTGCTGCTTTCACCAGGGAGTTGAGAAGCAGTGACTTGTTGGTTGCTACGATTGAAGCTGTAAGGAATGTGTTTTCCTCGTTGTCCTCCGCTGCGATGTAGATGCGTGCTCGCTTCGGTGCGTCTTGCCCCCCCATATCTTCGTCGTTGAACGATTTGCTGGTTTCGTATGCTTTCTGCATCCACTCAGAACCGTCTTCGTTCACTCTCTTTTGAGCCTCTTGCTCACTTGTGTTCTCGTTGTTGTTCTTGAACACTTTCTTGCTAAAAAATCCCATAATTCCTAAAATTTGAATGTTAAACTTATGTTAGATGGCTACTTGCCAAAATTTCACTATCTCCAGCCCTGTGTAAAAAGGGCGGTTGGTGCTCTTCCTTCGCTGGGCTTTTATGTGCCCTGCCTTGGTGTGTCGGAGGAGCGTGCTGCGGTTGATTCCAAGAATCTCGCAGGTCTTGGCGATGGTGTACCTCCCTGCTGGGTTAACGTTCGGTTTGGTCTCCGTCATTGCCTTCCTCCTTTCTGTTCTCTGCGTCCAGGGCTTGCATCATTCCCTTGCTGATTGCTATCATTGCCGCAAAGCAAAAGGCTACGAACCACTCGCCTCTGATGAGTGCCGCTGCCGTCTGCGTGATGCCGAAGACAAGGCAGGCAATCGCCCCAATCCACATGATGATGTTCTCTGCTCTTTTCATTATTCTTCCCTCCTTGCTTTTGTTAAATTGATTTACCTGCTTCGTCCGCTGATGTGTACACTCCTGCGTCCACCAAAACAAAGCGGATTCCCGGTATCGTCATTCCGTGTTTCTTTGCCAGTGCTTGAAACACCCTGTATGGCTTGAATCCCTTTGCTCGGAGCTCTGGCATCAGCTCCTTGAACTCTGCGATGATGCTCTCGTTGCGCTCCTTTCGCTTTCTCTCGATTGGAGTCATTAAGTCGATTTCTGTCATTTTTCTCCTTTTTTATTTGGTTATTTCAACTTTTTTCTTTATTTTTGTTTGTCGTAACGGAATTGCTTTCGTTATCTGTGTGCAAAGATACACAAAAACGTTTGTATAACCAAACTATTTTGTGTGTTTCTTTCATTTTTGTGTGTTAAAAAGTCTTATCAAAACAAGGCTTATTGTTTAACTGATTGATTGATAAAGGGTTATGACAGGACAAAGAATAAAGGAAATTTTGGCAGCAGAGGGCATCTCGCTCGCTGAGTTGTCTCGGTTGCTTGGTTATGAGGGCGACCAAAGGCTTCATAATGCCTTGCGCTCGGATAATGTGAAAAGTGGTTTGCTGGAGGATATTGCTCGTGTTACACACAAAAGTGTTTGCTTTTTCTATCCAAACGATAATGGTGGTACTGCAAACGCTTCTGATAGTTCGGTGGCTGTTTTGGGGTCTCAAAACCAAATAACGACCATTTCGGAGCGTTTCTTGGGTCTCCTTGAAAAGAAGGACGAGCAAATCGACCGATTGCTATCCTTGATGGAATCTCAGAAAGGAGGCGAGTA